CGAAATAGAAGCCACAACTTTAAGTAAAGATAATTACGTTTTACAAACATTAAGAGTTGCGTTGCGATTGGCTTTGGATATTAAACACGAGGAATTAAATTATTTCAAATCTAAAAACAATTAATATGGGATTTAGTACTTGCTGCGGAGCAGAAACCGATATGGAAGAAGTTGGAATTTGTCCTGAATGTTTAGAACATTGCGACTTTGAAGAAGATGAAGAAGAAGAAATACAAAAGGACATAGAAACCGAAAACCAAATAGAAGAAGAACAAATTAATAAACACTTAAATTAAAAAGAATGATTGTATTAAACATCAAAAAAGAGGACATCAAATTTACTGCACACAAAAACGGAAATCACTACGCTACTATTGTAGTAGAGAAAAAGAAAGATGTTGATAAATATGGTAATGACCATACAGTTTACAATGGACAAACATCCGAACAAAGGGCAGAGAAAGCCAAAAAGGAATATTGCGGAAATGGGAAGGAGTATGTTTGGGAAGCAAAGAAAGAGTTTGCCCAAAACAAACAAGAATTAGAAGATGCTGAAGATTTGCCATTTTAAAATCAATAAATGACACACGCATCATTATTTAGTGGAATAGGTGGGTTTGACTTGGCAGCCGAGTGGATGGGATGGGAAAATATTTTCCATTGCGAATGGAATCCATTTGGTCAAAAAGTTTTAGCCCACCATTTTCCAAATTCAAAATCTTACAATGATATCACAAAAACAGACTTTACTATTCACGCAGGAACAATTGATGTACTATCAGGAGGATTCCCTTGTCAACCCTACTCAAGTGCAGGAAAACAACTTGGCAAAGCCGATGAAAGACATCTCTTTCCACATATGCTACGATGCATTAAAGAGGTCAAACCAAAGTGGGTTATTGGGGAAAATGTTCGTGGACTTGTTAGTTGGAATGGAGGGATGGTATTCAACGAGGTGTGCGATGATTTGGAAAGGGAAGGCTATGAAGTGCAATCGTTTCTTATTCCAGCTTCAGGTGTCGGAGCTAGACATCAAAGACAAAGAATATGGTTTATTGCCAACTCCAAATGCTCAAGATTGGAATACAGGAGTGAAAATAGAAACATATCAAAAGAGAAAACAAAAACATTTAATGAAGGGTGTAATGCTACAAAAGAGTTTAAGGCAAATGGCAGCAGATTTGACAACAGTTGGACAATCAACGAGAAAACTGAAAGTATCGTTTGTAGAGGAAATGATGGGTTTCCCCATAAATTGGACGGTATTACCTTTCCAAAATGGCGAAATGAATCAATCAAAGCCTACGGAAACGCAATAGTGCCACAAGTTGCTTATGAGATTTTTAAAGCCATACAAAGTTTTGAGGATATGGTGAATGTTTAGTATTTTTGTAAAAGGATGTAGGATATCCGTTATTAAACTTATTGGCTCGAAGCTGAACCCTGAATCCTACTCGGGGGAATGCCTAGAGCCTTTTTTTATTATGTCAAAAGACCCAGCGGTGCTATTTTACACAAGTGATTTCTTGAGTGGCACATTTACAATGACCAACGAACAAGTTGGAAAGTACATTCGTTTATTATGTTTACAACATCAAAAAGGCAAATTAAGTGAGAAGGATATGTTAAGCATATGCTCTGCATATGATGTTGACATTTGGGATAAATTTAAAATTGAAGATGGTGCATTTATTAACGAAAGGATGTATAACGAGGCAATTCGTAGGCAAAAGTTTAGTGAATCAAGGAGAAATAACGCTAAATCACCTAAAAATGATAGCACTAGCAAAGCATATGCAAAGCATATGGAAACTGAAACTGAAACTATAACTGAAAATAAAACTATAAATAAAACTAAAGCTAAAGTAAAGGAGATACCCATCCTTTTTAGGGATAGTATTTATATTGATATTGAAATTTTTAGTGCATCTTTTATTGGAACTCAATACGAAGGTGCTAACTTTAATTTTTACTATGAAAAAGTTAAGAATTGGTCTGATTCTAAAAACAACAAAAAAATAGATTGGATAGCAACCGCTAAAAATTGGATGGCAGATGATATGGCAAATAATAAATTTATAGATATAAACTTTAACCCAAATGCAAAACGAATTAATACAAATCAGCAACTCTCTTATGCCGAGCGTGAAGCTGAAAGAAGAAATAGCTTGTAAATTAACCGATAAATACGAAGTTAAAATTTATGAGGCAATCAATTCAATGTCTATTGCAAAATGCTCAAGAATAGAAGTAAAAGAGGTATTAAAAACCTGTTTACAATTAAGCGGAACACAAGCACCAGCAATGGGGGATTTTGATTTTATAGTTGATTTTGTGATGGATAACTACGGAATATTTAAACTAAAGGAATTAAAAACCGCATTTGAAATGTTAGCAGCAGATAAGTTATCAGTTGAAAAACATATCATATTTAACCCTAAATTAATCGGTGAGGTAATGTCTGCCTATAAAAAGATAGCAGTTCAGGTAAGACAAAAAACACAAATAAACGAAATAAACGAAACACCAATGCAAATAGATGAGGAACAAGCTATTAAAGATGAGCAAGATTATTGGAACAAATCCGAGCAAAAGAATTGGAAGTTCTTAAACCATCAGGTATTTGACTACCTATGGAAACGAAAACAAATTAAAATATCAAAGGAACAAGGCGAAAATATTAAAGCCAAAGTAAGGGCAGTATTTTTAGCTGATTCAAAACGACCACAAGATATGTTAATTGATGAGGAAACAATGAAACAACAATGCAAAAAGTATTCTTTAATGATGCACTACAATAACCAACTATGAAAGAACTGTTTAAACTGACAATTGAGTTTACAAGGATATTTATTGGCTTTGTACTTGCCATTACCATATTGGTAACATTTGACATTTACTACGAATTAAAACGACTATTAAAAAATGTTTGATATTCAAGTAAAAAATAGCATTATAGAACATTGCGAACAACAAATTGATAAATACAATTTTGGTAAAAGAAGCACCGCAAATGGTAATAAAGAACAACAACTTACAGGTATTATTGGTCAAAGTGTAGTAATGGAATTATTCCAATTAGGACATATAAACGGAAATGATGGATTTGATAATGGAATTGATATAGTTTATACCAATATTTTTGGCTCAATAAGTTTAGATGTAAAAACAATGGGCAGAACCACAAGCGTAAAGCCTAATTATACAAATAACTTTATTGCATTACAGGACTATTTTAATCCTGAATGTTACATATTTTGCAGTTATAACAAACTAAATAAAGTACTTACAATTTGTGGCTGGGTAACAAAACAAGAATTTATTAACAAAAGAAAGTATTTTCCTAAAGGAACAATACGAGAAAGGAGTAACGGAACAACATTTGAAACAAAGGCAGATTTATACGAAATTGATATTATTGATTTGAATGATGTTATTGATGAATTAGACCTTAAAAAACAATTGACTTTAATTATATGAACGGAGCAGAAAACGCACAACCTGTGAGAATGATATACCTAGACAATAAACAAGAAATAATATTTAAATCCATATCCTACGCTAAAAGAATAACAGGAGTAAATGAATACCAAATAAAACAATCTTTAAACCCTGTCAATAAGAAACGATTTACCCATAAAGACCGAATAGTTGTTTTTCGTACTATAAAACCCTAATTTTGCATTATGGCTTTACAAACTATCCCAAGATTAACCGCAAAGGCTCAACAAATATTTAACCGCTACATTAGGACTAGAGATAGTCAAGATGGATATTTTACTTGTATTAGTTGCGGTCAGGTAAAGGATTTTGAATATATGGATGCTGGGCATTATGTTCCTGTCAAGGGTAGTTCAGCATTAAGGTTTGATGAATACAACGTAAACGGAGAATGTAAATCCTGCAACGGCTTTGACCAATTTCACCTAATAGGCTATCGTAGAAACCTAATTGATAAGATAGGCGAACGAATGGTATTACACCTAGAAAGCCAACACAGGCTCATAAAGAAATGGTCAAGGACTGAATTAAACGAACTAATTGAAAAATATAAGTAATGGCGAAACTAAACGCAGCTGGGAAGGTAAACTTTGGCACAAGAAAAAAAGGTAAGTACAAAAAAAGTAACGGACCGAAAGACAAACCAACAAAACCATATAACCGACAAGGATA